TAGTTGAATTAACAATCCAATTACACTTCTTTCAATTGAATTGCGGAGAATCAAATGAGTAATAAAAATTCTATCATTACCTGGGAAGACGGAGATGCATCAAGTAAGTCTCGTGCTATGGAACAATTTTCTGAGTCTATTGATGCATATGATGGTATTTCTAAAGCAAACCGTAGATCATTTTTAGATATAGAACCAAATATCTCTACTAGACCAGGTTATGGTAAAGATGACTATTATGCATTCCGTTCAAATGAAGAGGTTCCGCAGCAGAAGAAAAAAGCCATTAAGATGTGTATGGAGGCTTATGATAAAGTTGGTATTATTAGGAATATTATTGATTTAATGGGTGATTTTGGCAGTCAAGGCATCGATATTGTACATGAGAATAAAAGTGTAGAAAAATTCTATAAGCAATGGTTTAAGAAAGTTGATGGAAAAGAACGGTCTGAAAGATTTTTGAATAATCTTTACAGGACTGGAAATGTATTTATTTATCGTAGTGATGCAAAAATTAGTCAAGATATTGTAAAATATATAAGATCTATGGGTAGTGATATAACGGTTAAGCTACCATCTGTTAAGGAGGATGTCGTTCCTTGGAGATATAATTTTTTTAATCCTTTAACTATCAATGTTAAGGATGGTAATTTAAATCTATTTTTAGGCAGGAAAAATTTTGAAATTTCAAATAAGTCTTTTGTAGACAATTTTCAAAAAGATAATATTCCAGCAAAGGTATTAGAAACTTTACCTCCTGAGTTAAAGATGAAGATTAAAAATGGTGAAAGGTCAATTCCTTTAGATGAAAACAAACTCAGTGTTTACTATTATAAAAAAGATGATTGGCAGCAGTGGGCTAATCCACTTACCTATGCTATTCTTGATGATATTATTATGTTGGAAAAAATGCGTCTTGCAGATTTATCCGCTCTTGATGGTGCTATTAGTAATATTAGACTATGGACGCTTGGAAGCCTTGACCATAAAATCTTACCAACAAAAGACGGAGTTAACAAGCTCAGAAATATTTTAGCAAGTAATGTTGGTGGTGGAACAATGGAATTAGTCTGGGGTCCAGACTTAAAATATACTGAATCTAACAGTCAGGTTTATAAATTCTTAGGTTCTGAGAAATATCAATCAGTTCTTAATAGTATTTATGCGGGGCTTGGCGTTCCTCCAACTTTAACTGGTATGGCATCTAATGGTGGTGGATTTACTAATAATTTCATTTCTCTAAAGACATTAGTTGAGAGATTACAATATGGTAGAGATCAATTAACTAAGTTTTGGACTAAAGAGTTAGAATTAGTTCGGAGGGCTATGGGATTTAGGAAAGCTGCTCATATTGTTTATGATCAACTGAGTCTATCAGATGAGGCAGCAGAAAAAAATCTATTGATTCAATTGGCTGATAGAAATATTATTAGTCATGAGACTATACTTGATAGATTTAAAGAAATTCCTACTGTTGAAAAAGTCAGATTAAGCAGAGAAAATAAAGATAGAGATAAAGATAAACTTCCAGATAAGGTTGGTCCATTTCATCCTCCTACTGAAAAAGATGATCTACCAGAAAATGAAAACGGTAGACCTAAATTTAAGAAAGATGAAGAACCAAGAAAGAAAAGGGTTGAAAAGCCTAAAAGCACTCCTGGTGTTGCTGATTTAATTGTCTGGGCTAATAAATCATTTGATTTAATATCTGATGTCACAAACAAAGCATTTTTATCTGTTTCCAACAAGAAAAATATGAGAAAGCTAACAAAAGCAGAAGTTGGCTATTTAGAAACCCTTAAGGTAGATATACTAACAAATTTACCAGTTATGTATGAAAATGTAGATGCAAACTATATTAGTGAGATTGTTAAATCAAACAAAAAGACCCCAAAAGAGTTTAACGCAATTATGGTAAACAAGGATATAAATATCTTAAATATGTCTATGGATGAGTACAAAAAACAAGTAGTAGCAAGTTATACAGAATATGTTTTAGGTAGTTAAAACCCGTTTTATGTATGTTTTAATGTATCTTGTGTATAATTTAATACGAGGTGAAAATTATGAATAAAATACAAATTTTTCAAAAAGAAATTGAAGATGGTATCTCTGATAAGGTTCAGAGTACTGCTTCAGTGGCTTATTTGTCTCCTTTTACTGTCAAGGCAGAAGAATTTACTTCTGAGATAGAAAAAAGTGAGATAGAAAAACTTTTAACCGATGAAAACAAGCAACACGATCTTTATTACTTAGAATCAGTGTTAGTTTCTACTAATTGGAATAGAAATGATGATGTATTTTTAGCAGATGTCACATGGGCTGCGAGAAATACACCAGAAGACAAACCATTTAATTTTATGCATGATGAAAATGATATCATTGGGCATATTATAGGTAGTTATGTTACTGATACTGAAGGAAATAAAATTTCTGACGATCAAGAAGAAACCCCTGCTAATTTTGATATTATTACTCGTGCGGTTCTTTATAATAGTTGGATGAATGAAGAAAATAAAGAGCGAATGGATAATATCATTGCGGAAATTGATGAAGATAAGTGGTTTGTTTCAATGGAATGTTTATTTGCTGGTTTCGACTATGCGGTTATTGACAAAACTGGTAGTCAACAGTTAGTAACTCGGAGTGATGATTCATCTTTCTTAACCAAGCATTTACGTGCTTATGGTGGAACTGGTGAATACGAAGGTTATAAAGTTGGACGTGCATTACGTGATATTTCTTTTTCTGGGAAAGGATTGGTGTCAAATCCAGCAAACCCCAGGAGTATAATTTTAAACTCTAAAAGTATTGCTTTTAGTGTTGATGGGTTTTCAACAATGAAGGAGACTAATATGTCTGAATCTCAGGTTCAAGAGGAGCAAGTGGTTAAAGAACCAGTTGTTGCTGAAGAACTAAATGAAGAGGATGTTGAAACAGTAGAAGCTGATGCGGTAACAGATGATTCTACTACGGAAGCTACTGAAGTAGCTGAAGTAGCTGAAGAAGTAATCGAAACTGCTGCAGAAGAAACTGTTGAAACAAATAGTGAGACAGATGAAGCTATTGCTTCTTTAGAAGAAGCTTTAAAATCTGCTGAGGTAAAAATTTCTGCATTAGAAGCAGTTGTTGCTAAATCAGCTAAGGATTTACAAGAAGCTGAATCTGAAATGTATGATATGAAGAAAAAGCAAAAAGAAGAAAAGAGAAAAGCTGCTTTAATTGAAGCTGGTGTTTCAGCAGATGAATTAGATGCTACTCTTGCTTCTTTTGGTTCTCTTGATGACGAAGCATTTGATGCTGTAGTCAATCTTTATGCTCGAAAGAGTATTGTAGCAACTGATTCTAAAGAAGAAGCTACAGAAGAAGCAGAAGCAGAAGTAACTGAAATTTTCGACGAAGTCGAAACATCAGAAGCAACTCTGGTAGAAGCTGAAACAGAAGAAGTAGATGAAATAGCAGCAACACGAGCAAGTATTGCTGATTACATCTCAAATTCAATTCTTAGTAAGTAATTCCTCTTTTCCTATAGGAGAAAAAAAATGGCTCTTAAAGCAGATAGAAGTGTAGAGGCTACTGATATTAGCTTTTTCTACAACGCTGGCACAGCAACCCGTGGGGGTGTGGCTGTGATCGAAAATAATAGTGCATCTGGTGCAGCAATGGACCAGGGTGCTAACTTGTGTGCTTATGCGACTGCAGCATCAACAGATATTCCGGTTGGTATTCTGATGAATGATGTCGTTAATAAAGATTTAACGAGAACTCATTTAAATCAGCATAAAGACGAAATTCAGAAGGGTGGTAAGGTTACCATTATGACTCGTGGTACTGTTACTACTAGCAATATCACTGGTACTCCAGCTCCAGGTAAGCTTGCCTATGCTGATAGTGCAAGTGCTGGTAATATTACTGTAGAGCCAGTAGCAGCAGCTAATTCTGGATCTTTATGTGTAGGTCGTTGGATGTCTTATAAAGATAGTGATGGCTACGCTAAATTACAGGTCAATCTTCCACTCAACAACGGTGCATAATCGCCCCCAACTAATAGGAGAATTTTAATATGTCATTTACTGAAAGACCAAGTGATGAATTTATTTCATTGCTTCGGAAAGCTGGCGATAGTGATCAAAACATCGCTATTGCAGCACAAAGAGAATTTGCTAAAGCATTGGAACTGCCTCTTCGTAAGGGAGTTTTGGCTGGCGATATTCTTGGGAATATTTTCGAAGTAACCACAGTAGAATCTGGTGGAACAACTGAGTATCCACTCGACCTTATCTCTCCTGGACTTGAAGGTGAGCATATTGCTTACACTAATCCAGGTAATGGTAGAGTTCCTGAGCGTAGCGTAGAAGGTGACTATGTTGCGATTCCAACTTACAGTATCACAAGTTCTATCGACTTCTTGCTTCGATATGCTCGTGAAGCTCGTTGGGATATCGCTGCTCGTGCTATGCAGGTTATGGAAGCGGGCTTTACCAAGAAGATGAACGATGA